GGATTGCGCCGAACGTGTTCACGAAGCCCGACCGCGATGGCGTGACCAATTCTGGCCCTTGCTCGCCCACCAGATAGGTGCCGTCCCGGCTGACCGGGCCACCACCTGCACGGGCACCGTCAATCTCTGGCACTGACGGCACGGGCGCCACTGCACCGCCCTCCGCGGCAGCCATTTCAGCGCGGAGCGCGCGTACGCGGTCGAGTGCTCGGTCGATGGAGGCAGTGTCGATCTCGGGCGTGGTCTCCGTTTCCCCGAGAATGCGCAGTGCCTCTGTCACCTCATCCGCGCGCAGGCGACCCGCATCGAGATCTGCTTCGACCCCAACCAGCTCTTCCTGCAACCGTCCAAGGTTGGCCAGCAAGGGGGCTGCCAGGCTGTCTCCCATCGGCCCGTTTTGATCAATCTGGTCGATCTGCGCCTGAACCCCGGCCATTTCACCGCGAAGGTGTGCGGCATAGTCTGACAGGTCTTGCAGATATTGCGGTGTCGGCAGATCCCCGGCAGCCCGCGCCGCTGCCAGCGTCTCTGCTGCCCCACTTTGATCGGTTGGCAACAAATCAAATTCAGCCTGCCGCGGCGGTGCCGGGATCTCTGGCGGCGTGACCTCCTCTTCCCCCATCATCCAGCGCAGCCAGCGCGGCGGCTCGCCAAAGTTGATCAGGCTGGACAGATCAATGCTGCCAATCGCGTCAATGATACGCCCCGGAATGCCCGCAACCCAGTCGATGAATTCCCCAAACCGCTCACGGGCCCCGTCCCAGATCGACTGGATCAGAGCGCGACCCGCCTCGACTAATGCGCTGGCCGCCTCAATGATCCGGGCAGGCAAGCCAGCAAACCAGCCAATGATGTTCTCGGTGACTTCCCGCGCCCGTTCGGTGATTCGAGCGACGTCTTCCTCGGACAAAGTTTCGCGCCCAAAGAGGCCAGAGAGCAGCTCGCCGAGGCCGGAGACCTTGTCACGCACCCACTGCCATGCGTCGCCGAAGGCGGTGACGACCGGGTTCAGGAAGGAGAGCTTCTCGCTGACCCAATCGAGACCCGGCTGCAGCGCTGCGCCGATCGCCTGTCCCACGCCGGTAAAAATCGCACTGATCCGATCCCAATAGCGCCAGATGGCAATGCCAGCCGCGGCCACTGCGGCCGCAACCACCGCGAACGTGCCCCAGACAGGTGCCGAGATCGTGGCGACTGCAGCCCCTATTGCCGCAATTCCGGACGACAAGGCCGCGACGCCCGGGACCGCCAGCGCGATCCCGGTGAGCCCGGCACGCAAGCGGCCAATCGTCCCGAGCGGCTGGCCAGACATGGCCGCCAGCGCAGATTGCAATCCGATCATCGAACTTGCCGCTGCGCGCGCGCCAATCGCTGCGCGACCGATGCTGTTATAGCCCGCTGCAATCAGTGACAAGACACCCCCGCGCCCCAGAAGCCCGGCAAAGCGCAGCGCCGCCATCGCACCTTTGAAGGCGATCACCGCTGCAGTCGCACCCACCACGGCCAGCGTCACCTCCGGATAGGCATTCGCCAGATCGGCCAGACGGGTGATCAGCGGCGTCACGGCTTCGGCAAGCTGCGTGATCGCGGGCATCAGCGCATTGCCGATATTGATCTGAAGCTCGGTCAGAACGTTCTGGAACCGTTGCATATTGGCCTGGAACGTGTTGTTGCGGGCTGCAAACTCAGCAAAGGCCGAGCCTGCATAGGTCGCGCGATCCCCGACCATGCCAAGCGTGTCCTCGACAAGGTCAAGGTTGGTCAGCAGCGGCCCAAGCGCGCGGGCCTCATTGCCAAAGAGTTGCGACGAGATCGCCGCGCGCTGCTCGGCTGGCAACTGGCCAATCCGGCGCAGCACGTCGATCGTGGTCTCAACCGCGTTCTCCTGCATGGACCGCGCGGTCTCCTCCGCGTCCAGTCCAAGCGCCTGTAGAGCCCGGCGTTGTCCGGCGGTGGCTGCCTCGCCCTTTGTAAGGGCGGCCCCCATGTTTCGGAATGACGTCGCAGCAACCTCGCTCTGCGCACCAGCCGCCAGCATCGCCGAAGCGAAGGCAGCTGTCTGCTCAGCCGTAAAGCCAAACATGGTCGCCTGCGCGCCCACACGCTGGACCACGTCCAGAATATCCGCCGCACTCGAGGCCTGGCTGTTGGACAGATGGTTCATCGCATCAGCGAGCAACACCGTCTCGTCGATAGTGAGCCCAAGCGCCGTCATCAGGTTGGCCATCGAGCCACCCGCCTGCTCGGCGCTGATATCAAACGCCACGCCAATCCGGGCAGCGGCATCTGTGAAGCGGATCAGGTCCTGCCCGGCAATTCCGGCCTGACCCGCCGCCGCGGCAATCTCCGCAAGCCCCGTCACCGCGATGGGAATGTCGCGCGACAGCGCAAAGAGATCCTGCTGGAACTGCGCAAAGGCTGCAGGGCTTGGAAAGTCCACCACCTTGGCCACATCGGCCATGGCGCTTTCAAATTCCGACGCGGCCTGGATTGGCGCGCCGATCGCGCCGCGCAGGGCGTAAAAGCTGGCCACCGCATCCACCAGCCCACCACGCGCGTCAGCAAGCGCACGGTTGTTGCGGGTGATGGCCGCGTTCAGGCGGTCCCCGAAGGTGATGGGCTGGCCATTGGTCTCGCGGACGGTGTTCGAGATGCCCGCAAGCGCATTGGCCGCCCGGCGCGCCGGGCTGGTCACCCGGTCCAGCAGTTCGATGACCAGTTGGGACGTGAGCTGTGTCATGGATCACCTCATCTTCGCCGCCCGCGCGAGACGCCGGGCCTCGGCGTGCCACAGCACCACCTCTACCCAGTCCATTTCCTCAAAGGCCGTGAGCGGCGTGTTTAGCCAGTGGGCGGTTTCGGCAACGACCGATCGCCAGGAGGCGAAGCCGTGCCCTTGGGGAAAAAATCCGCAATCACCTCCGACAGCGTGGTGAAGTCGTCAGTGTCCAGATCCTCGATCATCTCGACCGGATAGCCCGTCAGAGCCGAGGCCATGACAATGCCCTGGTCCAGACGATCGGTGATGCCGTCCAGTGCGGCATTCATCCGCTTGAGGTCCTTGACCTTGGGCTTGGCAATGCGGATCTCGGTGATTTCGCGGCCCTCGAAGGTCACCGGCACCGAAAGAGCGACTGTTTTCGTCTTGGGGTCAGACATAGATTACCTCAAAAGCCGTTGGGAAGGCGCAAGATCGCGCGCTCATCTGCGTTTTGCGACGTGCCGTTGACGCGCCAATCGGTGGTGAAGAAATCCCAGTAATATTTCTCAGCCCCCTCAAAATAGAGCTCGTAATGCAGGATCTCGTTGATGGCGTAATCAAAGCCCTGCAACTCACCACGCTGGAACGCCTCCGGATTGGCCGTGCCCAAACGCCCCTCCAGCACCGCCTTGGCCTCGATGGCCACGCCGTTGCGCTTGTCGCGCACTGAGCCGTAGGCGGTGAACTTCTTGCGCGCCGTGGCGCCGAGGCCAAACTGCGTCAGCAGGTCCGGATCCCAGCCCGCCAGTTTGAAGCTGGCCTCAAGCTTCTGGATGCCGAGGGCGACCTCAATCTGCACACGCGAGCCCCCAGGGTGATGGTCCTGGGTGATTTCCTGCAGGTTGGGCAGCTGCAACTCGGTCAGCGTCAGGTGCTTGGAGGCCGTGGGGTTCTCATCGCCGCAAAACAGGTTTGCGGCCTCCATGATGTAGATATTGCTCATCAGAGCCTCTCCTTGATGTGGGTGGTTCAGCCGGTGATCGTGCCGACCTGCGCGAGCAGATCGTCGAGCAGCGCATCAAGCGCCGGACGGTAACGCGCGGATTGGATGCCGAGATAGCGCAGCACCGGTGCTTCCTCGGCGGCAAAGCTGACCGTGAAGCGGCCTTGGCGCAGTTCCTCGGGCGTGTTCTGATCGCGGGTGAACTTCATCTCGAAGCCAAGGATATCGCCATCGGCCTTGAGATTGCGCAGGCCGGTTTCCATCGTGTTCAGGATAGCCTGGATGGTTTGGCCCGTGACGTTGAAGCGCCCGAGATAGAACCGCACGGTGCGCAGCAGCATCAGGTGGATGAAGTCGCGTCCGCGGGTCACGTTGTAGAACCGCCAGAGATCATCCTCGCCTGCGTTGTCGGTGCCCACGAAGATGAACCCGCCCTGACCGATTGCACTTTCCACGCCCATTTCACCGCGCAGCAGCACACCGATATTGGCCGACAGCAAGCGCTGGCCTTCGGTTGCGCCATCGGTGAGCGAGAAGTTGATGGGACGTGAGGGGCCAACAATGCCCTGCACCGGCTGGTTGGCCCAGCTATTGAACGGGCGGCCCTGTTTTTCGTGGTCGCGGCGCACGCCGATACCGATCACCGCGGGCGACAGCGGCTGAACGACCGAAACCCCACCGGCAAACACCTTCACTGCAGGGTCGACCGGGATCAGGCGCTGCGAGGCAATCGTCTCGCGCCAATCGATGGCGTCCTGCTCGGTGGTGGCGGGGCCATCCACGACCGCATGGGCCAGAAGCTTTTCGCAGATCGCGGGCAGTGCTGCGCAGACCGGGTTGGCCTCACCGACACCGCGTTGACTGGTATAGCCCGGGGCGCAGATGAGGCGCGGAATGATGCCCAGCTCGGGACCTGCGGTGATGAACGCCTGCAGACCGGTCGCGACGCCGTCGCCGACGATATTGGCAATGGTCGCATCCGTATCGATCCCTTCTTCGACGCGCACGACCACGACCTTGGCGGCCACCTGGAACTCGCCGAGCTGCGCGTTGATCAGCGTGACCGCATCGCGCAACGTGCCGGTCGCACCAAGCGCTGTCAGTTTGATCGCGTCGTCAGAATAGAGAAAGACCGGCGTGTCCGCCGGGAACACCGATGCATCGGCATCGGGCGCCGTGCCGATCAGGCCCACAACGGACATATCGCTCCAGACGGGCGGGCGCGGCTCGGTGTCGATCCGCGTGATGGAAATCCCGAAGCTCGGGTCAGACATGAGAGGGTCTCCTTGAATAGCCAAAAACCCCACGCGGCTGTCAGGCGCACAGGGCAGTGGCAATTGGGTCATTGAAAGCGGGCGTTGCAGGCGCGTTTCGCGCTCTGGCACAAACTCAAAACGACAGTGTCGGTGTCGTGATATCGAGGTCAGTTTTCGTGTCGGACTGGATCTGGATCTCGAGGATCAACGCTGGTCCCGCAGAGGCTGTGGGCTCCCCAAAGACCCGGATCGCGCGGATAAACCCGCCCGCACCGTCATCGACAACCTCACCCACCTGCACATCGCGCACATCGGTGACGCCCAGCTTGGTACTGATCTGTGTCAGGACAGATCGCATTTGCTTCTTCTCCGTCAATACGTCCCGCCATCGACCAGATCGATCCCGCCTTGCAGGGCCGTCAGCGTTGATTGCAGGTTTGAGACCTGCGCAATCGTATGGCCATGGCTGCTGGCCGCTTTGCTCGCGAGCTGCGCTGTGAGGTTCGGAATGTCCCCAATCCCCAGCGCCACTCCCCCCGCCTGACCGTTTACGGACGACACAGGCCCATTGACCAGAACGCTTTCAGCGATATCCGCCGCGGCGGCTGCATCCTGTGCCGCCTGCTGGGCCAGGGCCAGGGCGCTCGAGACCGCGGCGGCCGTCTCGATCACCGAGGCTGCAAGGCCCGCACTGGCAGAAATCACCCAGTCGCCATGCGCAGCCGCACCGATATCGCCGTTGACAGCCACCACTTCGCCCGCCAGCCCGCCATTGGCGCGGCTGTAGCCGTCGACCCGGAACACCGCCCAGTCGTTCAGGCTGCCGCCCCCGTCACGCGTCAGCACGACATAGGGCGTAGGCGCAAAGAGCGCCCGTGCAGGTGTGTCGTCGATCTCAAAGGTGGTCTGCAAGCCCAATGACACAGTCAGCGGCGTCGAGGACGTGGCCACGAGAAAGCCGTTCTCAGCCGCCGCCGTTGCGGTGGCGAGTGCAGGACCCAAGACCTCATTTACACGGCTTAGCCCCAGCGTCACCAGATTGTCGGTGGCACCGCGAATGCGCCCAAGCTGTGCATCGAGATCACCGAGGCTTTCAGCAATCAGGCGATAGCGGCGATTGAAGAAATCCCGATCAAGGTCCTGATTGTCCCGCACTCGCAGATCTTCAAACCTCAGCATGGCGTCACCCTTTCTTCAGCGGCTCGGATGTGGCGATCGCCTCGGGATGGTGTGCTTGCAGGCTTTCAAAGATGGCAGCCGTCACTGTGTATCGCGCACCGGGCCGAAACCGGGCCCCGGCGAATTCAAGGGGACGATTGACCGTCACCCGGTAGTGGGTTGGTTTGGATGCCATTTAGCTGTCTCCTCAATCAGATCAGGTCTGGGCGTATTCGATCAGCTCACTTACGAGAAACGGCACTGCCGCGCTCACCGTCGAGCCCACGATCTTGACCGCGTAGGTGCTGACCGAGGTTACATTGAAGATCGAGGTCCGCCGCACCGTCCCATCAGCCAGCACCACATCCTCAACCACATCGGCCGCCTCCACCCCGTCCAGCGCAGCACCGGTCATGAGCGTTACTGTGCAATCGTGGTTCACCTCTTCAAAATGCTGCAGGTCCGTGACCACCTTGACGCTGGTTGTGGGCGAGCCGAGCGTGCGCTCATCCGACACCCAGGTGAACGCCGTCTTGGGCCGCGTGGCGACCGTCTGTGAGCCAGCAAGCCCGAAGCCCGGCATCAGGTCTGTGGTGCCCGTGAGCGTCATTCGCAGCGGCAAGATGCCCGGCAGACCAGAGAGGTCCGGACCGCTGGTATCACCATCCAGCGCCACCCAGGCCCCGTTCACCTGCACTTCGATATCAGTGCGACAGGCAGGTGGTGTCACGCCCTCATGCAGCACATCAAGATCGAGAATGCCGCCCGCCAGCTGCAGCGCTGTCAGCTCGACCGAGAGCCGTGTACGCTCGAACCGCGCAAAGTAGAGCCGCATTTTCATATCATCGACGAGGTTGCCCGCGAAGAACGCGCCATCTGTCGAGACAAAGAAGGTGCCTTGCACCACCCCGTTGTCGGTGTTCGTCATGGCGACATAATGGTCGCCCGTGGTCACCAACACGATGGCATAGCGCCGCCCCGCCGTCAGGAAGGTCGGCATGATCGGCAGCTTGGTTTCCACCAGCGACGGCAAGCCCACTTCCGTGGAAATCGCTCCCACCTGTATATTCAGAACCGGCAGCGTCGTGCGCGAGATGACCCGCGACAGGTCCGGCATGCCGAAGGCGGTCTCGGTCACCAGCAGTGTGACATCCCCCGCAGCGGCCTTGCGTGAGAAGTAAAGCCCAACCTGGCTCAGCCAGCCATCCTGCGAGTTCAGAAAGGTCTGCGCCACTTGCTGGCCGTTGATCGTGGCCGTGGTTGTGACCCTGTCCCAGTATTGCTCCTCATAGGTGTCGATCCAAAAGCGGCGAACCCGGATCCAGTGCACATTGCCGTTGGGCACGCGCGCGCCATTGGGCATGCGGTCCGGCAGGCCGTTGGTGACCTCCCAGGTCTCTCCATCCCGGCGGAAGATATTGCCTGCCAGATCATAGGTGCCCTGCCGCCACCAGCGGCTGTTGGTGCAGACCACCATGGAGTTGCCATAGCGCCGCCGCGTGCGGGCGCGTGTGAGCTGGCGGATGTCGGTGGTCTCAAAGGTGTACTGCGCCAGCCGCGTCTCCGAGGCATAGCCCGTCAGATCAAGCCGAATGCCATGGGCGTATTTGGGCAGCACGAACCCGCTGGTATTGGCGATATAGACGTTGTTGGGGTTCAAGAGTGCTAGTTCCGAGGTTTCCGCCCCAGCCCGCGGGAAGCGAATGCCTTCCTCGACCACGGCATCGAAACTGGGGTGGTCAACGTTTGAGCCCTCCGCCGTCAGGAAGTGGTTGGTGCCGTAGTAGATATAGGCGCCAGGGGCATAGACTTCCGTGCGTAGCTCATCGAGTTGTTCTGTGAGTTCGACGATTTCGGCCTTGGTGGCATAGCCCGCCAGCCGGTCCGCCAGCGCCGATAGATCCGTGCGCAGCGTATCGACCTGGCCGCTGATCTGGCCGCGCCAGCGCTCCAGCGCAATCGTGCGGTTGGCAACATTGCGCAGGTTCGGCAGCTGCGTCGCCTGCCACTGCTCGATCGCCACAACGCCGGTGGTGTCCAGCAGCACATAGGCGATCACTGTCACATTGGCATCCGTGGCGGGATAGCTCGGGTCCGGCCCTTCGGTGCCCGCCACGGTTGAGATTTCCGCGCGACGCAAAGACTCCATCGCCACCGATTGCGGCTCGGTGGTGCCGGTCTGGGCATCGATCAGGAA